TCTATTGGAAGCGTTTCTATTGGTTGAACTGGATAAGGATTGTATTCTGATTGAACTAAACCTAATGGTGCAGAACCTGAGTAAGCTCCATATGGGTCTATAGATACTTGTGGTGCGATTTGAACACCTTGTGCTGTACCTGGAATATAATTACCATCTGCATCAAATGAGCCTTCATAGTCATAACCACCTTTAGTTCCTGTATAAGTGTCTGGTCCTAATTTTGGAACTGATCCTCCCAGTGTACTCATTGAAGGAGAATTAATAGTGTCAGGTCTAAAGTACATTGTCTCAGGTGCAAATCCTGCCATAAAGTCAGGGTTTACTTGATATTGTGTTTTGGCTGGTGCGTAAACTTGCAGTTTGTTTGATTCATAATCATAATCAGTATCACCACCACCTTGAAATTGTGTCATACCACCTGATGCTGAATAAAGCATAGCTTCAGGATTATTAGCATACATAGCTCTTTTGCGTTCTTCTTCATCTAATTCTAGTTGTCGCATTTGTTCTTCAAATAATTCTTGTGAATTTATAATTGCTCTACCACCTAATGCTGTACCAGCTACCATTCCACTAGGAGACATAGCTGCACTTGCTAATGATTTAGCACCTGCATCAAAATCAAAAGTACCTTCAGGTCCTTGTGTAAACATTCTTTTTCCTGCATCCCACCAAGTAGATGGTGCTGTAGCTGCTTGAGTTCCTGCTTGTGATACTGCTTGTGATGCTATTTGTGATGGATTTTGTGTTATAGCTTGTGTTGCTGTATCAATACCTAAGTTAGCAGGTACACTTGTGGCTAATTGAGTAGCTGCATCAGTACCAGTTTGTGCTACTGCAGGAACTGCTTTATTCATAGCACTTGATCCAAATCCTGCTGTTAAACTAGATAGTAATGCTTTAGAACCAGAGCCACCTGTTTGTGCATATGTAGCTAAACCTGCTCCAATACCTGCTGCTAAAGCTGAACCACCAAATAAAGCACTACCAGCCATTGATCCTAAGATTGGTGCAAGAAAAGGTAAAAAGGCTTCAGGCTGTCCTGTTTCTGGATTTATTGTAATAGGCATTGCTTGTGCCAAACCTTTAACTTCTGCTGGATTTACATGAAGAAGCATAGAGTCGCCATAACGACCTTGGTTAGCTACATTTTGTGTTTGTTCTTTTATATTCATATTGCCACCTTTAGCATATCCTGTTAAACCACCTTGATTAAATTGTGAACCATAATTAGGATTCACTGCTTTTGATAAAATTTCTTTAAGTCTTGGATCATATTGATATCCTTGTAATTCTGGAGCAGGTCCATATACATCTTGTTGTCGTAAAAATTGTTCTGCTTCTGGATTATAAAATAATCCTTCAGGACCACTTAAATAGCCTGATTCTTCATCAGGATAAAAATTCTTTAATCTATCTCTTGTAGTTGTTGTATCAGGACCTACTTCACTTGAAGTTGTTGTTGTTCTATATCTTTCTTGATCATTAGCAGGAATATATTCTTGACCTATTGTTCCACCTGCAAAATCAGGTATTTCAGGAGTAAATCCATATCCAGACTGCATATTTAATTCTTGAGTAATAAAATCACTTAAAGGTTTTGACCTATCTCTTGTGTAAAAATCTAATTTAGGAGCTTCTTCATCAAATACTTTAAATTTTACATTAGCACTTAAAGCAGCTGCTACTAATTTTTTTCTAGCATCAGCTCTATAAGATTCATATTCTGCAGTAGATAATTCTTCTTTTTTAATTTTTAAATCTTCTGAATAAGCATCCATTATCTTACGCATTTCTGGGTCTTGATAATTTAATCTAAATCCAGATCGAGGGTCTGGATCACCAAATGCTCCAACTTCAATAATTAATTTTTTATCATCATTAGTTAAATTAAAATCTGTTTTATCTTTAAGTAAATTATTAATAAAATTAGTACCTGTTAATTGATATGATTTAATTAAAGGATTATCTTCTTTAAACATACCAATTGTTCTTTGCAATGCCTTTCCAGTAAAAATATCTTTTATTTGTGTAGGCTCAACTTTAGTTGCAACATAAGTTAAAAATTCATTAAATTGTTCTGGACTAATATCTTGTTTTTCTTTTGCCACTATCTTTCCTCTGTAGTTTCACAGCCAAACATATTAAAACTCATATTTGACCCACTTGTATAAACCTTTACAACATCTGTTTGATTTAATGTTATACCTAAAACGATTGCTAGGGAATCATTAGCTGCTACTGATTTGTCATAGTATATATACTGTTTATCATCAGCACCTGCTCCACTTACATGAACACTTAACCTAAAAGTGATAGCAGAACCTGTGCGATTTGCTGCAACAATAGAACTAACTGTTGTTTGTGTCATATCTGGCACTGTATAAAGTACAGTTATTGTGGTAGCTGAAGGGTCTAACTGTCCTAATACTTTAAGATTATCAGCCATGTTTCATTCCCATAAGTAAAAATTGTTGTCGTCTAGAAGCCTTGCTTATAGTAGTAGACTTCATTCTATTAATTAGAGTGATTTTAGTATTGATTTCTTCAATAGCTTGTTCTATCAATCTGCGTGTAACTGCTTCATTATTTGGATCAAACTCTTGACTAGGCAAAGGTAATGCTATCGTTTTGATATCAGCCATTATCTTTTACCATCTGGTCTAATTTCTAATCTAAGATCACCTGCTCTCCAACCATAGTCACTAGATGAGTTTGATATTCTAACTGCAGCCTGTCTACTTCTAGCTCTTGTATTAGAAAATGTAGAGTTAGGTGTTACATCAATTGTTTGTAATGTAGTTAGGTCTTGCAGTGGGTAGTCTCTGCCTTTAATTGTATAAGTTACGCTATCACTTGTGTTTTGTTGATCTCTAAACTGCACATCAGGTATAAGTTTAGATATAAAAGTAAACCTTTCGCCATCTGGTTCTAAGTCAAAGTCACTTGACTCTATATATGCTGTAAAGTCACTGCCATCATTACCATGACCTTTTTCATGATTGTAAATATAGTTAAGATTGCTTGAGTTATTTTTACTTGCAGCTATAGGATATTCTAATATTGATGCTTGATCCCATGCTGTTCTAACAAAGTCATCATCAGTTGTGCCTATGCTCCAAACATTTTCAAGATAGTTATATAAAACATATTTATTTATTTCTGTATTAGACCCTGATGGATAAAACCACATTATTTCATTGGCAATGTTATTAACTGCAGCAAATACTTTAAATGACTGGTCTTGGTTTAAATCAGATAAAACATAGTCTAATACTGTGCATTGTATTTTTTCAGCAGAACCTGAGTAGGCATAAAATCCACCAATGTCCATAAAGTAAACTCTATTATTAGCACTTACAGCAGCATTAGGTCCTATAAGGGATGGACCTTCTGCCACTTCTGTAAATGAAAAAACAAATGGTTCGCCAACAAAACGCATAGAAACTATGCCTACATCAGTCCATATAAGTGTTTCTTGTCTTGTTCTAAGTGCTCCAATAATTTCAGAGCCTGATGATAGTTGTACACCACCAGCTTGATTTGTTGCTGTAGGAGTCCAATCTACTGCACTTTCTCTATCAGAAAACCTTACTAATAAAGGGTCTATCGTACTTGAACCTATTGGATTACAACCAAATGCAATACAATGTTTATCTATATCAGATGTCATTACTTGTATAACTGCAGTAGGCACATCACTTGCACCTGATTCTGCTGATAGTAATGTGGCTCTAGTGCTTAAACCATCTGATTCATCCCAAAAATATATTGGTCCACCTCTAGGTGCAGCAAGAGTATCATCGCCAAAATTATCTATAGTCCATAATCTAAGTTGATTTACTAAAGATAAATCAGCTTTTGAACCCCATGTTCCAGCACCCCATGTATTTACACCCCAACCAGTAGAACGAACATAAACATCTAATCCTGAATTAATTTGATATACACCATCAACTCCTGAGCCACCATTACCTGAATCACTTGAGTTAGCAGTAACAGTATCGCCATCAGTATCTTTAGCAGTAAATGTATAAGTATCTGCAGTAAGAACAGAATCAATCTGATATTCTTGATTTAAAACATCTGCTGTAATCAATCCACCTAAACTAACAGCTTGTGCAAAAGTAACAAAATCTCCTGTAACTGCACCATGATCATCATCAGTAGCTGTAATAGTAGATGAGCCATTAGTTGCTGCAAATACAACACCATTAGTAGAGGTTGCTCTAATAGGATTTATATCGTAATAAACGCCTCCATTAAGAATATAAAGTTTTTGATGAGTGCCTAATATTATGAACTGATCGCCATCAATAGCTTTATATGGATATAGCTTTCTACAAGTTCCAATAAAACTTCCAGAAGTAAACTTATCCCAACCACCTATGCGTTCAGGTTTACCTTTACGAAATCTTACTTTGTCAGCATCAAACCAACCATATTCATTACTGTAATTAGTACCTTCTTTATTAATTCCAGGTCTAAAAATATATTTAGCTAAGGGCATTACACTTCACTCCAATCTTCACCTTGAAATAAAAGAGCTTCTGCTTCTCTTCTTCTTACAAGTCCTTCTAGAACTTTGCCACCTGCTTTGTTCCAACGCTTGATTTGATTGGGCACTTCTTCCCAATCTTTTTCATTAATTTTCTTTAGCATTGTACTGCTATTAAGATTAGTAGGACCTAAATTATATGTCCATGCTACTAAAGCATCGAATTGATTTTGTTCTAAATCAACTTTAACTGCATCATTTACATATCCACCATACTCATGTAACTCTTCTTCGAGCCAAGCATCAGCTTGTTCTTGTGTGCAAGTATCACCAGCTTGTACATTTTTAGTTCTTCCATAAGCTATAGTTAAAACATTTACAGCATCGTAGTAGGCTTCTAATTCACAGCCTTCAAACTTTTTAATTAAAGATATTCCTTCGTTTGATATGTTCATTTATTCCCCTGTGGTGTAGTAACTTTTCTATAGTATACAACTACTTCTTGTAACTCACTGATATAGCGTTTTAATTCTTGTGTGTTATATGCCATTAATTCATAATCAGAAACTGACATAGCAAGAAATACAACATGACCGCTTTCTTTTTCTATGCGTGTTAAGAACTCATCTAGATTTTTATCTGAAACAACATACCAATGTGGCTCATTAAGAGATATTTCACGAGGCATTACTGGTTGTACTATAGATCGTTCTATAGGCTTGGAAATAATTTCTACTTGCTGTCTACTCGGAAATAGGCTGCAACTGTAAACCATCATCAAGACCATCAATAGTCCTACTAACTGCTTCGATGCTATCAAATACTTTTTTTGTTCCATTGTTTACTCTTGTTTCTATTAAATTAGGTTTAGCAATAGCTAATTTAGTTAGATTATGTCTTTTGAATATATCCAGATAACGAGTCATTTCTAATTCTATTTCATTATTCTTTTGTTGTAATTCTAATAATCCCTCTGATTGCGTTTTGAAATCTTCTTGCAAAGTTTTAATAGCTTCTTTTTGTTCTTGATCTCTAAGTTCAAATGCTTGATTTAACTCTGCTAATCTAGAGTTTTCATTCCAAAGAAAAAAAGTAAATAACCCTAATGCTGTAAGAACGCCTAATAAAATTCTACTCATTTTTATCAAACTCTCCCATGCACTCTGTCCATAACTCTGTGTTTATTAAATGTTTACAAACTTCATATTGATTACGCCATTGTTCAGAATCATAAGCATCAGTCCATTCTTTATTAGACATAGGTACTGATGTACAAGCAGTAAGAATTACGATGCCTAATAAATAACGCATTATCCGTTTAGTGGATTATCGTCTTTATTTTCTAGTTTGCCTAAATCTTTTTCAAGACTTTGTAGGTCAGCTTTGAGTGTGGCTATATCTGTTTTAATTTCTGTAACATCAGGAACAGCAATACCATCTATTTCTTTTTCTAAAAACTGTACTGATGTTTCGATAGAGGCAAAGCGTTCTTCAATAACTTTCATTTCGCTTTCTGTTTCGCCCAATCCACCAATTTTAGCTTCAAGATTAGTTATGCGATTAACATAAGTAGCACCTGTATAACCAAAACCTGCAAGAGTTGTAACTATTGTTGCAAGAGCAATTAGTTGTGTTGTTTTATTTTGAAACCAGTCCATAACTATCTCCAAATATTAGGTTGATCATTAATCATTTGACCTAAACCTCTTAAATTATCATTTACCAGTCCATAAAAAGCACTGGCATTATCGTTTAGTGTAGCAGAAGTATATATATCAGAGCTACTGTACCAGTCTTGAGAATCAGGCATACTTACTTGAGAGTAATTGTTAAAAGCAGGAACATAACCTATTAATGCTATTAGTTTTGATTCATCTCCATACTTTCCTGTTTCTTGTTGTTGTTCTTCTATTTCTTCCTGTTGTGCTTCTATATTTGCAGCAATAATCTTATCTGCTATTTGATCTGCTTCTGAGGTTGTCATAACACCTGAAGATGCTGTATCTATTTCGCCTTGTACATTTTGTACTTGCACATCAGCCACAACCATAGATGCTGAGTTATCAAATGTAGGCATTGGTGTAATAGATATAGACATAGAGTCAGAACCACTCACATCACTTGTCATAGATAACACTTGGTTTGTTTGTTGTGTTGCACTAGCAAATTGATCTGATGCACTAGGACTACTTGAAGTGCTTATTCCACCAGTAGATGCTGTCGTGCTTCCTGTGACTACACTGGTACTAGATGCGTTATTACTTGAATTATTTGTTTGAGAGCTACCAGTGGCTTGTGAGTAACTGTTAGTAGCTGTTTGTACTCCTGCTTTGACTACATTAAGTGCTGTAACCATTAATCTATTTTTTCCTTTGCGATTTTCCTTTTCTACAACCTCAAACTCTTCTTCTGCTTCTTCGAGTGTTTCTTCTGCTTGTTCTTCTGCTCTTTCAGCAATAAGTTCTTCTTCAAAAATTTCTTGTCTTTCTTCTATCTCCTCAAATATTTCTTCTACTGCCTCTTCTTCAAATATTTCCTCTATAAATTCTTCTTCAGGCTCATCAAGGTTTGCCATTTCTTCTTCTAGTCGTTCTTGCGTTTCTTCTTCAAACCATTCGTCTAATTCTTCTATAGAGTTAAATTCTATAAATGTTTCAGGTTCGCTGTAATCTTCAACTAAAAGCGTTTCTTGGAATATAAATTCTTCTAATAATATTTCATCTTGATAATGTTGCTCTTGCTCAACATCCCATACATCCATCATTACATCTATATCATCATAAGAGGTTACAGGTGTTGAATCCCATTCAACCATACCAGTATCACCAAAGGTTATATCTGTGCCAAACCAATCATCAACTTGCTCTTGACCAAATTGTTCTACATCTAGGGCATACCAGTCAGCATCGGTAAAATCTACACAGTTATTTTCATAACATGGATCATTGGGGTCTAACCATTCATCGTATTCTTCGTCATACCACATATCCTCTTGGTCATATCCATAATCAAATTGATCTTCGTTAAAATAGGCAACTGATTCTTGTTGACTATATCCTGCACAGGAAGGTGAATATTGGGGATCGTCATCACATTGTTGGTCGTCATAAGCACTCCAATAAGAAGGACATTCCTGACTGTAAAGTTGCGATACATTACATTGTTGCGTTAAATAAGCTGCTGCATAACCATCACAATCCTCGTCATATAAAGAATTTAATGCACACTGTTGAACTAGATAAGCTGCTGCGTAACCAGTACAATTTACTGAAGTTAAAGGTTCAGCTATACAAAGCGATTGACCAGTTCCCACCCCATACAAAGAACCCCCATTTTCTAATAAAGTATTAAAAGAGGTATTATTCCAATTAGTATTTACACATGAACTAGAGTTGGTCGTACCTGTATTACATTCATCATGGTATAGATAAGTATAAACTTCGGAACTCCCACTTCCTATTTCTCCGATAAGAACATCATGGCTATCAATATCTAGTTCACCATATCTAAACTCAAAGGTATGATTAGGGTATAGCCAAACTTCTATGCTGTTGTCTGTGTTGGCTTGATTATATTCCCTCATTTTATACCAACCAAAAATAGTATAATCATCAAAGGCTTTAGCTTTCATTGCTGAACCATTGTCTTTTATTAAGTCAGTCCAAAAAGGGTATAAGGTATAAGTGTGTTGCCCTGTTAGTGGATCAGGTGTGTAGTCATTACAATAAGCACCTGAAGTTTTAAAGTGCAAACAACCATTGGTAGCCATTCTAGCTTGAGTAAAAGACTGACCATAAAAATCAAAGGTGAAGCCTATGTTAAATGCAGAAGATACCGAATCATCATTTGAACCTAGTCCTGTTGAACCTGATGAATTGGTTTG